GTAGAAATCACTATTCGATGTGTCTCTCTAGCACCAAATATTTTATTTTCAACTAAATTCACACTCATAACATCATAATGTTTTCCATCAGGAGTCCTGACTTGAACTCGGGCATCTTGAGCTACTGAACTTCCCTTCTTTGGACCTACGAATCGATCGAAGATCATAATTAAATCTCTACCTTTAAGCATTACATTCCCGATCTTCTCATTTGATTAACCTTATCTTCTATTTGATTGGCGAGCTTCCTATTATCTTCTTCTACCTCTGTGATTCGAGACTGCAATTTGCCATTAAGTTTCTGATGATGCTCATTCACTTCAAGTGCGTCTGCCACTCGGGTGTATAAATTATTATTATCTAGTTTAATTCTATCAAGTTCTTTACGCATCTCATCAATCTTTGCTTTCGCAGCTTTCATCTCAGGAGAATTCATCCCAATACCCTTAACGAGGATCGTTTCGGTTTCTGCCTCCTGACGCAATTTATGTTCTTTCTCATACATATCTTTCCAATATCTGTGATAGTCTATCTCTTGTTCAAATTCTCGGTCTTTTCTCATTTCTGCGGTGATACAACTCCCTTCTTTCATATTTACAATATAAACATAATATCTTATACTGTCAAGAATGGATAATTTACCTGAAAAAAAGAAGCCTGGATTACCAGCAAGACTCACGCCTATGCAACGTCAATTCGCTGACCTATTAGTGTTCAACGAAGGACATAAATTTGCATACGAATGTGCTAAAGAAGCAGGGTACGAAGGAGATAATGCAACACTTCGTAAGAAAGCCAGTGAACTTCAAAATCCAAAATACTATCCCTTAGTCTTCAAACACATAGGGGAACTACGAGAAGAGACCTATAAGAAATATGGTATCTCTTTCGGTGGACACTTGGCTGAACTAGCTAAAATCAGAGATGATGCTAAAAAATCAAGATCCTTTTCTGCTGCAACCAATGCCGAGAAGGCACGAGGAGCTGTGGGTGGATTATATATTGAACAAAAAATAATTAGAACAGGTAAGATTGAAGACTTATCTGAAGAGGAATTAAATAAGAGAATTTCCACTATTGTAGACGATAATGATCTACTACTAGATCCAAAATCTAAAAATAAATCCCCTAAAGATAAGAAACCAAAACCTATTCTGTCTTAGTCTTGATCAGACTCTTCTAACTCATCGATAGCTTCATCAAGTTGATTTAAAAGATCACCTTCTTTGTCTTCTAACTTATCTATTTGATCTTTAATCTTTCTTATCTTTTTGATAGCTTTGTTCATAACTATTTCCTTTTCTTTTTAGTTTTCTTTTTCTTTTTCTTCTTAACTATTTTCTTTTTTTTCTTTTTAGTCATATTATATTTCTCCTTTAATATGTTATACTTCTCTTCACTTAACCAGTCAACACCTCCCGGGAACTCCGATTCATCCATTATTTTAACTTAGTCATCTTCTTAACACAGGCCAAAGGGATCATCGTTCTATCACCAAACGTTAATTCTTTTGTATCTTCATCTTTATCATAAGACGCAAACATTTTAATAGTATATCTGTCTTTACTAAACAACCAACCTTCATTAACCGGGAAAGCCAACTTCATTCTATGAAATTCTTTATCAGTAGCCCAACCGGAATCAGATAAAATATCCATCCACTCAATCCGATACTTTGAATACGGGATTGCGTCGGGTTGACTTGGAATAACTTGTTTTCTTTTTGCTCTTGGTTTTCTTTTTTTCTTTGCCATAGTAATAATCCGGATTGTGTACCTTATTAAACTCGTTCATCCAGTCAGATGGACCGTGCCAGTTTTTGTTGCGACCTATCATACTCTACCCCTATAGCATTTCAAAAATATTTTTTCTAGATTTCGGAACCAAAAAGTCCGCGCGGCCCCTATGCTCAATAAGTGTTGGATCACAAGGCTCATTTAAGCAAATGCTTTAAAACCATTGGTATTACTCACTAATCACGAAATCACCAGATCACGAACAAGTGAAAGTACTGATTTAGTAATTTCGTATATTCTCAAACCCTATAGATTCGTGATCTTGGCGTAAAACTGCACTTTTGCCTGTCGCCAGTCCCTTGTCGCTAGACGCTGGACACTAGCAACTGTGATAAATATGTCACTATTGTGGCAAATATGTCACACTAATTCTTGAAGCAGCATGATCTTGTTCTGGTTGTTAACCACTTTGCCTAAAAGCTGCTCGATTTTAATCATTAAGCCATCCAATTGAGCATAAGGAGTTTCACCGGTGTCCACCGCTAGTAATTCCCTTAACGCTTTCTCATCTTTCATCATGCTTCTTAAGATTCGTCTCTCGACATCTTTAACGGTTCTTTTGTTCATAGTACTTGTTTACCCTTTCTAAAAATTGATGCTGGTATTTAATAAACTCTTTCCCTTTGACTTGAAACTTTTGGAAATAGTTATCGGGGGTACACATCAGGATAACCCCTTGCGTAATCTCGGTTCGATGCACATAGTTATGAGCCATCGCATACGCTCCGAGCTGCATAAAATAATCGTCGATCCATTCTTTTCGTTTCGGTTTATTACTTTGTTTAAAATCTATAATACTATCTTCATAGTCATAGACACCTACCACATCGGTCGCACCGGCGTATAAACCCGGGTAATAAAGGACAACTTCACTGCCCCATATTTCAGAAAGATCGCATAAACCCTTCTTAATAATGGTGTCCGCCATAGCCTTGGCCGTCTTGCCTTCTTCGGTTAAATCTAAATGGCCTTGTCCTAAAATATGTTGTTCCAGATGCTTGTGCATGTTCGTGCCGCGGCTGGCTGCTAGTTCCTTGATCCTGGTTGCTTCATCCTCGCCCACGCGTGCTTGCCACCGGGCTATGGAATCCTGCGACTCTTGACTCTTCGTCGCGCCCAAGATCGTGGTCACACTCGGTAATTTTTCTTGTCCGACATCATAGGTTCGTAGCCCATCCGTTGTACTTCGCGTCGACGGCGGGTAATGATACAATTTATTCCACTTCATTTGTCTCGTCCTTTGGCGGATGGTTATGTCCGATACCGATCGCTTCTTCGAATCGATCGGAGTCCCTGTATTTCTCTAGTTCCCGGTACGATTGGTTGGGAAACTCTTTGCAGAGTTCATGGATTGATTTCTTTTTCATTTTATTTGCTTGATTCACTGCTGCCTCGATCGCTCTGTTTATTTCTTTTTCGTTCGTGAACAATTTTACCATTTTTTAATGCCTTTACTTGTACGTGTCCGTGTTTATTAATATAAGTACACCAGCCACTGAACGCAGGGTACTTGAGCAATAAGCTTTTAAAGAGTTTCTTCCAACTCATCGCCTTCATGAGTTCAGCTTCTCCACCTTCTTTAGTTACGGTATATTCGTATCTCATAAAACCACCACCAACATGTAAATAGCTAAGATGGTCAGGAGTCCTAACGAGGCAAAGATTATAAAAAATATCTTATTCATTTCTATACTTTTCTAAATTGACCACGTTATTGGCTTCAAGAGGTGCGGGTTCGTAATGATCAATAATCAATTCAATCCTGTTTAATTTAACCTGGATATAAGGCCAGACGAGTTTAGCAAATTTTAAAGCGTCTCGGTATCCGCAGGCCCAGCGCCATTGTCTTTTATAATGAGCCGGCCGTTTGTAATACATTTTTTCTTTCCACCAACCAAAGCCTAACGTATCGTGAATCCATTGAATCGCTGCCTTGTCGGCCATATTAATCTCGCACCGAATGTACCATTGATTATAAACTTTATCCCCTCGATCTTTTCGTTTAGTTTTTCTTTGCTTACAGGTCACACAGCCTTCACCATCAAAAAGGCCAGCGAGATAAGCGATATCGGTTTGACTAATTTTTTTTGCCATCTTTTTTCTTAGGTCTTCCCCTTCCTCGTTTAGGTCCTTGGCGGTAATGAGAAGTGATAGGCACATCCACATTCCAACCCTGTTCTCTAAGTAATAATTTTCTTGCTTTCTGTTGAACATACTGGGGATTCCTTCCAGCCATTTCACATATCAGATTGAAGTGAAATCCCCCATCTCTAAAAAAATGACGGGCTTGATCCCGGTCATACTTATGGACGTTATGATGCGTACGATTCGTTTTGAGTTTCATATTGAGTGATGGCGGTTTGTTAAAAGCATCTAAGGTTGCTCGGCATAACACCGCAACCCATAAATCTTTTTCTGGAAGGCTTACTTTACTTTCGTCAATGGTTTCTTCAGCATGTCCTACGTAACTGCTAAAACTATTTACTGATCTTCCCATTAGTTGAAGCCTTTTAGTTGCGGTTCTTTTCCATTTTTCTTTTTCATTTTAAATTTGTCCTCATACTTTCCTTTATAACCAAAGGACCCGTGATGAACTAAGGTTGAACTAATACTAGCATAAACTTTAAACCCTGATTGTTGCACAAGATCACAGAAAAAAATATCTTCCCCTTTCCAAATTCCATCTTTAAAATTACAGTCCCAAAAATTATAGATTCTTAGATCTTTAGGAAAAGTATTTTCATTAGGATGAACTTTTATTTCTTTTTCTGGGTAATCTTTAATTAGTTTTTTAAAGACTTCACGTTTAATAAGCATCATTCCGGCAGGACCATTTTGAATTTCAACCAATCCTCCATTTAAAATCTTAACATTGTGAGGATCTTTAATGCTGACGGTATATTGAATAGAGTCGGGATCGTTTGTTTTAGCTCGGTAAGGAGTACAGATAATATCTTTGTCGAGAATTAACATTTTAAGAACACATTCGGGATCAAATTCCAAATCGGCGTCAATGAAGAGTAAATAATCTTCTTCCTTTTGAAGGAATCTTGCAGTTAAAATATTTCTTGCATAGGCCACATAGGGAGACTGCATGGTATTGAGTTCAAACTTAAGACCGGCTATCGTAAGTTCTTTCACCAGTCTCACAATGGAAATCATCGTGCGAACTTTAACACTGTCATAACAGGGCATCGCAATATGGATGGAAGGTCTTTTTGTATTTTTATCTTTTGTGGTCATTGACAAACCTTTCTGTATTTTGTGCATGAAGTTCCTCGTTGCTTGCTTCTCGTATCTTGCTTCTTAAATAATGTTCATGGGCTTTGACTTTTACTTCGGGACGTTTTGCATATTCTTTCATATAGTCTCTCTTTTGTTGTTTATTCTCTTCGAGTTGGTAATATCGTTGGTTCGCTTCTTTCCTATTTATTTTATCTTGCTCGGTTCTCATATAAACTCTCCTAGTTTCCGTGCACGTACTCCTAGAAGAGCAAAGGCTCCACACCTACCGCTAAGGTATAAGGTTATCGTACAGAGGCTAGCGCGAGGCATTACATGGACGCAGGTCCTTTTCATCATCTCAATTCTATTCACAAATATATCCAATCATTAATTTACCATCGCTCGTAAAGTTTCCTTGATTCGGTCCATCATAATAGATGGTATTCACTTCACGCCACGCGGTTGCGATCTCTCCACAATTCAGACCACTGGTTTTTAATTCTATTTTCTCGAGTCCGGTCGTACTAAGCAAAAGAATAATAACCCATTTCATTCTTCTTCTTTTTCTTTATACTTTCGTTTTCCCCATCTCACTGTTTTCTCAAAATCCGGGGCTTCAATTTTTAAGTCCGCAAATCGTGCCCATCCTTGTTTTATTAAATTTAATTCGATTAGTAACACCGACCATTGTTTTGTTGAAAGATTATCAGAGCTAATTGTTACTTTTCTTATCATTAATGTTTGTTCATGATTCCTAGGGCTTTGGCTTTGGTATAATCAACAAGATATTTTTTTCCTTTTTCATATGCATGTTTTTTTATACTTTTTTCGGTTTTCATAATTGTTAAAATATCTACGCCATTATATACTTTTGCATAAGTATTTTGACTAATGGCAATACTTGATCCACTTGCAAGGATAGCAAACTCAGTGCAACCGGTGAATGCCATCAGTATCAATATACATAGAATCAATTTTTTCTTCATCAATCTCTCCGTTTGAATTACAAACCATACATTGAGCAATTTGCTCTTTGTTTGGCATTTGCTGTGGTAGCTTAACATATCCATTACCCTTACAGTTAGGACAATTTACTTTTTTATGTTTTAACTGGCCCATTGGGTTTAGCTTTCTTCGCTTTCTTAGGTTTCTTTATTTCTTTATCTACTAAGTATTCAATGGTCTTTGATAAAGACAAAGGTACATCAAATATTTCTTTACTTAAAACACCGACATCACTATATGTCTTTTTAGATAGTGAAACGTTTTTAAATCTTGTTATGTCTGTCATATTATATTCTCCTTATAACTAATATATAATATGGGATAATATATAAGTCAAGGACAAAATAGTGAAATATATATTAATAGTATGGGTGTGCTCATTTATTCAAGGGAACGCCTGTATGGCCCCGATTCAATACCCTACCCTCTATAATAGCTGGTATGAGTGTTCGCGTGATGCTCATGTGGAGTCTGTTAAACTTTTAAGTAAGATGGGTTATAAATATGTTAATGATTATAAAGTAGGGACTAAATATCACTGCCAAGCGGCACCAACGTATTGACTTTGAGTCTAGTGTGACATATATATCACACAATATTCACACCTTCTTCTTTCTGCCTCTTTTTTCTTAAGAGGCAGGAAGTTATCTCCCCTGACCAACGTAACGTTTGAAACTACGTTTTGCTGATTTATTCATATTTTTTTTGTGGCGTCCGATCTTTCGTTTAGTTCTTTTATGGTAAGTGTTAGCCCCCCACTTGGGTAGCTTAGCCATTACGAGTGCCTATTTTCATGCATTGCACTCCTTATAATGTTTACTTTTCCAATAAGGAGTTTTTTCATTTATAGCTGATGCAAATAGGGAAGACATGTTTTTATAAAAATTATCAGGTATATCTTTATTACGAGCTCTATATTCCAACATTGCTTCTGTACATACTACATCCAGCATGACTGCATAAAAAGAATATGGATCATAAGGATCCTTTCTCTCTTTTTCTAAAGCATACCAATCATCAGCGGCCCTTTGCACCCCTCTTATCATTTTGTTTATTATATCTAATTCTCTTTTTAAAAAGTTTGCATCTTTATTAAATTTATCAAGTTCTTTACCCATTTGGAGTATTGATCTTCATACCGTAGCGAAAGTTCTTTGAATCTTTTACATGCGGAATATAACTAATTTTTCCGTTCACCTGTTGTTTAACATCCGCACCGCAAGTCATGCATCTGTAAATATAATTTTTCCAGAGTGAGACTAATACGGTCTCCTGTCTGCAAAGCGGACAGCTACCGTTTACTATTTCCGCGCTAATTTGAAGATGAGTGCTGAGGCTCGGTTTCTTAAATGCGTGACGGGGCTTAGAACCGTTTTGAGGACTCGTCTTATGTTTTTTAAATATTTCATCATAATTATCCTTATATTGTTGTGTTGATATTCTTGATCTTCCATCCCAAGGTCTGTCTTTTTTCTTTTCAGACATTAGTAAAGATCTTTCCATTCAGTGTCTTTAATAACTGAATTGTCTAAGTGGGGTTGTTTTATTTTTTCTTTAGGATTAGCTTCGACTTCGATGCCATCTTCATCTATAGAATCCATCGGAGCTCTTCCTATAAAAAACGACTTTAATTTGTCGTATCTAGGTTGAGGTTTCGGAACGATCACTGTCTTCGTAATATCGATTGGTTTGACCATATTTATCCTTCCTGGAATATTTAGTTTTATCTTTAAATCGTTTAGGAGTAAAGTGTTTTAGTAGCCGGGCTATAGGATTAGTTGTACGACTTTTTCTTTTCGTAGGCTGGTTCATATCGTCCTAATATTTTTATGATGTGCCAAGTACCATCTTCTAAAATTTCTACTTCGGCTTTGACTTTATCACACATGAACATAAATCTTGTACCACCCATGAGTTCTCTATGTTTAGGATCTTTATATTTATTAACCGCTTCTCTACGTTTTTTAATACATTCACCCATGTTTTCTGCATGGCGATGGTCCACTAAATATTTAGTTCCATCTTCACCAACAGCGAAAATACAAACGGCAAAGACCACACCTTCTTTGGGTTTAGAATTAGTGAGATCTATTACATCTCCCTGGCCTATCTTATCTTCTCCATACACAAAAGTGATGAAGAGCAGTACCAAAAAGACAGCTAACAAAATTATTTTAGTTGTCTTACTTACTTTTTTAATCATCTAATACCTTTACAATTCTATAACCATACTTGGAATCGGGTTCTTCTTCAATCTTTGCTTTAACA